AGTTGATACTGCTTATATGTTCCAGGGTGATTCTGTGAACAAAGCTTGTATTGATTATCGTGATTCGATCTTTGATGGCATGACTGACGAGATGTATGATTCTTTGGGAGTTCTTCCCATGGATGCTATTCTCGCCGGTTTTGATGGCGTGCAGGGTATTAACGCTATGGCGTTTAAGACTTCTGCAGGCTTTCCATTCCGTGGATCGAAAGAGCAGTTCGTTGAACTCTCTGATCGATTTGTGGATGGGATCTCTTGTCCTCGTGACGTCGATCCTCTCATTGTAGAGGAGATGATGCGTCTCGAAGACGAACTTGCCCAAGGAAACCGTGTTAACATTGTTTTCAAGGGCGCCCGGAAGGATGAACCTACTCCGACTACCAAGTCGAAGGTTCGTGTGTTCGCTGGATGTAACATGGCTGCTACTATGCTCGTTCGTAAGTATTACTTGCCTCTGTCTGCTTTGATGCAGACAAACAAGAAGCTTTTCGAGTGTGCAGTTGCCATTAATCCTATGTCTCCTGAGTGGACAGATTTGATGAAACATATCTATCGCTTTGGAGAGAACCGTGTAGTCGCTGGAGATTACAAGTCTTTTGATCGTCGCATGTCCCCGCGTTTTATGCTTGCTGCTTTCAAGATTCTCATCACTATTGCTGAGAAGTCTGGAAAGTATGACGAGCGTGATCTTATGATCATGCGTGGACTTGCTACTGAGATTTCTAATCCTACTTACGATTACTTTGGAACTATTATTCAATTCTTTGGTTCTAATCCTTCTGGTCACCCTCTTACCGTGGTTATCAACTCAATGGTTAATTCGCTTTACATGCGTTATTGCTATTTTGAGATTGCCAAGGCTGAGGGCTGGTGGAAGGTTCCTCGATTCAACCAAGTTGTTTCCCTTATGACTTATGGAGATGATAATATCATGTCTGTCAAAAAGGGATTCGATGCTTACAACCATACTCGTGTTGCTGCCGTCCTTGCGGACGCTGGCATTACGTATACTATGGCTGATAAGGAGGCTGAATCTGTACCTTTCATCAATGGTTCTGATGCTGGATTCCTTAAGCGTGATGCTGTTTGGGACCCGGAATTGAACCTCTACCGTGCTCGTCTTGACGAGGATTCGATTTCTAAATCGCTTCATACTCATTTGAAGTCCGAGG